TCAGAAACCTGACTTACAGTTACAGAATTAGGATTGCTCATGCTGTGTAACCCTCACTTACAAATAGTTTACCCTCTAAATAATAGTTTTTGCTACCCGATCCATCTGTTAACAATACGTCATAAAACAAAATACTTGGAGTAAAAGTAGCTGTAGCTGTATCTGTTAAATTCATATCAATAATTCCGTTAGCTCTATCTGTGTACGTTATCTCCCAATCTGCATATTTTGTGGAACGTGATTCATCATAAACTTGTGCAGCTACAGTATATCCAGTTAAATTTATTGCAGATCCAGTTGAATCTTTAAATGTTAGTTTTATAGGAAAATCTGCTCTCCTTTCAACCTTAAAATTTTTTTTCCCAGGAATAATTGCCATTTATTTAACGTCTAAAGAAACAGAGCATTGAACAACATTACTTGATTTTATTATATAGTCAATTCTATCAATCGCATTAGCAGCAGTAGATAAAGTTGGAGCAACACCGCTAACAAATTTAAAAGCACTGTTAAAACTTGCAGTTCTTGATCCTGTTCCGTCTTGTGTAATAAATATAGATCCACTTTGTCCAACTACTTGATTGCTAGGTGCAGCAAAGGTTCTATTACCTCCCAAAGTAACAGAATGATGACAGGCAGTAGCCATATCAATAGTAATTGTCGCACCATCAGATAATGCTGTAATATTTGAAGCTGCTCCACCTGTTAATGAAACACCACCTGATACAACTTCAAATTTTGTAGATCCTCCACGCTGTAATTGTAAATCACCTGTTCCATTTTCATTTAGTATCGAATTTGAGCCATCATGTGTGATAGTCAAGTCCGTTGCTCCTCCAAATACTAATTTGGCATTATCAGCAAATTCAAGAGCATTATCAGACTTATCCCATACAACACTATAATTATCGCCTTGAAAAGTTACATCAACTGTAGTTAATGTGCCTGTCAATGTGCCACCTGATTTCGGCAAAAGACCTAAATTAGCTTGATCTATATTTCCTATAGTTGTAAACGCACCATTGGCAGAATTTCTTACTTTAAGTTCATCTGATGTTTCATTAAGAAATAACATTCCTGCTACACAAGCACTGGAAGCTAAGTCAGAGTCAGCAGAACTTGAATTACTGGATTGTAGAGCTTTAAGACAATTCTCAATATCTATTCTTACTGTCTGACCAGCAGCATTTTCAATAGTGAAATTACTAACAATGCTCATAACTAAAAAGTAGTTTTCTTCATGTTAACCTCCTTTACCAAAACCAGCAGCACTGTAAGTGAAGTTCCTATCAATACTAGCATTACTTGAGTTTTTAAAATGCACTGTAAAACCAGTTCCAGATATACTGCTAAGTTCAAAATAATCACCAGTTGCCATATTTTGTGGAGAAACAACAACAGAAGGCAAAAAACTATTAAGATTACCTAATGCAGACGTTCCAACAAAAAAGGGATGTGTAAATGTAACTGCTTTTGCTCCTGCTCCAGATGCTATAACAGCAGACTGTTCAGTTCTTGATGGCATCTCTGCTGAATAACCTAACTCCTGCACTAACATATTTTGTGCTGGATCTGTTGTTTCAAGTGTTGCTCTAAATTGAAATCCCCTTCCTCTGAATGTTCCATTGGCAAAATCATTGAAAGAGGTGTAAGTTGGAGAACTGCTTGGATTATCAGTTGTAGTACGCACAGCTAATTTTGCATTAGCTTCGTCTGCTGCGTCACCATCCCAATCTGTCCATGTATCTACATTTCCAGTTCTGCTATCAAATAAACTTGAAGGATAGTAACCAGCACCAGAAAAGTGTCTTTTAAGAGTAAGTGAAAACACCGCACCAAGATCTAATGTATTTGCAAAATCGTATGTTCCTGTTGCTTTTGTAGCTGGACTTGTAATTGATATGCTCGTTAAAATTAGACCACCTTTGCTTGCATCGTATTCTGTGTTGCTAAACAAGCTACTGGTTGTGTTATTAAATGGAGGAGTATCTGTATCTTCTCTATCAGTTTTTACTGTTATTGAATCTAAAATATTTGGTAGTGTTATAGATACTGAAGCTGCTGCTGCACTGAAACGTAAACCATCATCTTGAAACTTTGCTAAATAAGTCCCTGGAAGTGCTGGACAGATTGCTTCTGTAGAGTTACCTGGTACAGCCTCAATAATATCTTGAGCAGCTTGGAATGTAGCACTGTTTCCTGTTTGATTTGTATGCCTTATATAAACTCGACCTCCGTGCAGAACATCTACAGCAGTTGCTTGACTAAATCTTAACCTTACAAAAGATTCATTAATAGTTTCAATGGTAAGATTAGAAACATTCTCTGGGACAGCAGTTTTACCTTGGGCTACAAATGTTGTGCTTGTTGGACTTGTAGATAAATTAAGAGCAGCATTAAATGAGTAAACTTCAATAGTATAAGTTCCTTTTTTGCTGTCTAAAATTTCAAAATCACTACTGAATACAACTTGAGAAATAAAATTAGTATCCTCAAATTTATAATTAACTAAATATTGAGTTACACCATCTACAGGTTTCCAATCAATAATTAATTTACTTCTAGCAATACTATTTATAGTTACAATTTTTTCTTGTACGCCTAAATTACTTGGAGGAGAAGCTGGAGCGTTTAGTAAAGATATTGTTCTCGTAGGTAAAGCAGTGCCATCTTCGATAAAAGCATATTTACCTTCAACATAAGACAAAGCCGAAATCGTATAATTTACATCATCTTGTTCTTCTACTTGAATTACTCTAAATAATTGTGTTTGTAAGTCAGTACTAGAAATTAGATAAGGTGCATTTATATTTGGTGCGGAGCTAAAAGCAGATTGAGTAGTTCCATCAGGTTTAGTAACGCTACTGACGGTAAAAACAGCACCAACAACATTAGAAACTGAACCTGTTTCAACTGTTCCATCAGGTAAAATTACAGCGATAGTAACAGAATTATTTAGATCAGATAGTGTAGTATCTCCAACAGCATCAATAGTTATAGTCGTTGTAGTGGCAGCAACAACTCGACCACCTCTTCTAGCTCCTGCTCTTACTGGGTCATTTATTTCAATAACTGAACCAGGTCTTACAACAATTCCTGCATCTATTGAAGTTGAAAATAAAACTGTTTCACTTTCATTTTGTTCTGCAAAAAGCACTGCTCTTCCAAGTCTCGCAGCTTGGTTTCGAGAGGTGCAAGCAAATGCCTTTATTTGTTTTACAATCGTTCCAAGTTTTGATATTGCTCCTGCATCTTCTACTACCTCAAAATCTACCTCTTTTGAATCCATATTGAAGTAACTGACAGAAACAACACTGTGTCTAGTTTTTAAACTACTACCTTGATAATTAAATCCATCTTCACCTACGTTGGCTAAATTAAATAGATAACTAGATGAAGTCTCTTTATCCTGCGATAAAGTTACTCCTCCCGCTGACCATATTGGCATACATCTCATAACACCAGCTAAATCATTTATTGCTTCAAATGCTTGTTTAGGACTTTGAATATTTACATTGCAACTAAATCTGGCCTCTTTCGCACCTGACCCCGTTCCATCATCTACTTCTTCATTTGCATATTTACTGGCAGCTACAAAACTAAATAAATCTAAATTACTGTCAGTAACATGATCTCCTAATCCATATCTAGTATTGGTAAGCAAATCAAGCAAGCACATCGCAGGGCAGTTTGTATAAACAGCAGCACCCATAACTCCATTAAATATATAACCAGTTGGATAAACTATTCTGCCAGTTGCATTATCAACAGTAGGCTCACCAGAACCCGATGCCCCTACTCCTGGTATTCTTACTTTGACTCCTCTAATACGATATTTTCTTGTGGGAATACGATTAAACTGTTTACTATCTAAACGAAGAGCTACATAAGCACTGTTGGCATAAGTTGAACTATTATCTATAACTTCTTGAAGGCTAGTAAATTGAAATGCGTTTACTCTTTGTGCATCTGTACTATCTGCGGTAACACGAACAACTCTTACGTCTACTGTTGTAAAGCCGCTTGTTAGTTCAATTCTATGATCTCTAGCATAAGCATCTGCTGTTCTTCCACTGACAGAGGCAGTTACTTTATCTACAAATCCACCAGAATCGTGTTGAACTTGTATTTTATATTCGACAGTATCTCCTCTAATATCTCCATCATCTTCAGCTACCTGTATTTGAGGCCAAGTCAAAGTAACAATAACAGCATCTACATCTGTATTAGTAATTTGTCTTGTTACAGGTGCAGAAGTAGTTACCGTAACTGAAACACCAGTAGGAGACCTACTTTCAGCAGGAATACCACTCATGGCAGTTTGGTTTGACGTTCCAAACTTAGATTTAAAAGTTACATCTTGAAAATTGAAATCAGCATCAGCAGGACTAGCACTTGTAGCATCAGCAGAAAGTATAGGTGTGTCATCAAGGAAAACATCTTTTAAACTAGCATTATCGTATGCAGTTGTGTTTTTTGTAAGACCTTCTTTTGATGCACTAGCAAAACCTTCTATCTCCCCTTCAGATATTAAATCTTGAACAGTAGCAAAACTTCTACTGTGTAAAGTATCAGGAGCACGATAAGGAGGTGGTGGTGGTTTTGGTGGGCCTCCTGCTCCTCTAATAAGTTTAGTTTCGTCTGTCATGCTTCTACCTGATTAGTGTCAACTGCTGCACTTATTACAACACTTCCTGTAATTATTTCACCATATACTATTGGAACAGGAGTGCCAGCCCGTGATGTATTTTGCACTCCACTAAAGTTAAATGATAATTGTGGATCTTCTTCTGAACTAAAATCTTCTGGTTTAGGTAAAGGAAACAACATTTCTGCCACACCAGATAAGACCAAAGAAGCACCTAAATAAACAGCAGCTTTACCTAGAAAAGTACCAGTAATTCCTGTAATTGCACCCGCATTAGCATAGGGAATTGGTGCGAAAGTAAAACTTACACCACCTGTCATAAAAGCACCTGCAATTAATGCAGCACCTAATAAAATCTTGCCTAATCCTCCCCTACCAGCACCAGCTATAACTGGTATAAAATGTATATCTTCTTTTCCTATAGGATAGTTAAGTTCATTATCATCAATATCATAATTACCAACTTTAACTTGATAATATTTTGGATTCATATATCTCTCTAAGCCTTGAAAGTTATGTATTAAAAAACTAACAGCTTGAGCTATATTATTAACTTTTACCTCCAACTCTTTATGTCCGACAAACTCTGCCAATTCTCCATATAACTTTACTTTACGAAGCATAACGATACCTCTTGCCAGTACATTTTAACAACCATTCAGAGTAAGGCTCTCTACAAGATAGTCTATCGGTTAAATGGTGAATAACATCTCCTTCAAAAAATAATGCTACATGATTTAAGGTTGGGTGCAAAATACTCATAAGCAATACATCTCCATCTTGTAATTTTTCATTAGGTCTAAGTTCTCTAAAATTAGTTCGCCAAGCACAATCTTCAAACAGAGGTTTATTATTAAATTCTTCTAATGTTGTAGGTCTTTCCCAATCTCTAAGTTCAATATTTTTCTCTTCTTTATACCAATCTCTTACTAAACTCCAACAATCTGTTATACCCCATACCCATTGACGACCTAATAAGGGTGGTTTATATCCACATGGTTCTAAATATGCCCATTGTTCTGTTTTTGGATTGACGATATACCAAGGTAAATTACTATCTTCACAACTAATCTTATCTGCTTGACTAGGAGTAGGTGGGGTGATGGGGTGACTATGAACTACTCCAACTATTTCTCCTGTATTATCAGCCTTTACATAATCTTCTGGGTCGATAATGAAGCATTGATGTTCTGTCATAGAAAGATTACGACAAGGATAGTATCTTTCTTTACCTTTTATGTTCAATAGTAAACCACAAGATTCTTTTGGATCCTCTCGTTGAGCATGAAGTAGTGCTTTATATTTCCAAGTCATTGAACAAACGTACCAATAGAAGGAAAAATAGAACGGGTACATTGTCTTTTCGGTATTCTTATACCCGCTAAATCTGTAGGAGCAGCAAGCTCAAATTCAACAATTTCTCTAGTTTCTGCCGATTTACGATCTATTGCATAAACTTCTTGAGGAAACTCGGCTGTAGGATCAGCAGTTGCATTTGTTCCGTCAGCAAAGTTAACAGCATCAATAAACTTAGCTAATGTTCTTATTCTTGTAACTGTAGCTCCTGTTAAATCATTTCCCGTGGTAGTCTCATTTACAGATAAAAGTATGGCTGAGATTAAACCTTTTGCATTGCTTATAATTATTTTCGGTCTTGGTAACTGTCCTCTCTGAAAAGCAAAACCTGTTGCTTGCACAGGGTATCTAAGATAAGAATTACCAGCCCAAACTATTTGCCCATTTGCATTTAGATTACTACCAGAGTGAAATCTATATATTGTATTTGCACCATGCAATGATGTAGATAATTGCAAAGTAAATAATTCAATAATCGCTGATGGATTGATGTCTTGGAGACTACTAAATACTGATGCGTTTACTGACATTAGGAAGCTGGTTCAAATACTTGTCTAAAAGTTGCTTGAATTGTAGCTCTGTTCTTGTAATTTATTGATTTACTCCATGCTTCACAAACAAACTTAAACTTAGAAGAATCTTCACCAGGTAAATAGTCTGCAGGAAAATCAAAACTATCGCTATCGTTTGCTCTATCATCTAAAAATGTTTCTATAGTATCTGCATCTGTTTCTGAAACTTCATAAGTAAAATTAAAAACTTTTGGATTCTGATGCTGTGCTAAACCAAATAAAAGTCTATGTTCATAACCATCAGCAAAACGAACAGTACGAGTTAGTGGTGCGGATCTTTTCTGCTGCCCATATTTAGGTTTTATTGAGGGAAACGTAGCCATTATGCAAGCAATCCTCCTGGCCTTTGTTGTTGTATTATTTCAGATTGTACTGCAACTGATATAAGACGACCAAGTTCTTTTCCTCTATCTTCATCTCCTTCTACGTTAGAACCAGAAGCATCTACATTTACTACGATATTTGTTGAACCACCTAAAGCATGGTTCGGTGTAATATTGCCACTTACCCCTGGACTAAATAATTCTGGCCCTCGTTCTCCAACTATATATGGCTTACCACCCGTAACTCGTCCTCCTTCTGCCATAGGAGATGGCATCTGAATATTAAACATATTCTGAAACAAGCCTAAGAAAGATTTTTGAATACCAGCAGCAAGTATTTGTGCAGCAAGATCTAAGAAATAATCACCAATTCTGTTCAACATATTTCTAAAGGCATCAGTGACACTCATTGTTCCTTTAACAATTCCTTTGAAAGATTCTGCAAAACTTGTTTTTATCTCTTTACTTAGATCAAGAACGACCCGTGTTGCTCTTGATAATCTTTCTATTTCATCTACGGGTGCTCTAAATTCTTCAAACTCTTGTAATTGAAGAGCATATTCTCTGCCAAACTCAACAAGTTTAGCAGTTTTTTCGGCAGCCTCATCAAATTTTGCTAATTCTTCCTCATTTAACATATCAAAAAATTCTTTTTTAAAGAGTTTAAGATTATCCCCTAAAGTTCTAAAACCTACTTGCCTTTCTAGTCCACTAAAAAATCTTGTATTAGGATCAACGTCTTTAAAGATTTTTCCTAATTCACTTTCAGGATCAAGATATGCTAAAAATCTTTTTATATTACCTTCTTGATTTATTAAGTTTTTGAAATTTCTATCAGAAATTTTAAGCTCTTCCGATTGAGTTTTTAATAATTGTTCTCTTCTAACTCTTGCAATTTCTTTTGTTAATCTCAGTTGAACATCGAGACTCTTTCCTAATTTTAAATCTGCTAATAATTCGTCTGCTTTTGTCTGTCCAATAATATCTCTTGATTTTACGATTTCATCTATTAATGATGAAGAATCAGTAATACCTGCTAAAGCATCAAATTGTTCGGGCGTTCCAAGGGTTTTTACAAGCATATCTCTTAGCTCTTTATCTTCAAATCGAGAAAAAGCTGCTACCGCTTCTATAGCTTCTTCTTTGGTAATACCTAATTCTTTCCCAAGTTGTTTTATTTCTCTTCGTGAAAACTCTGAAGATCCACCAATCGCTATTATTTGTGCATTTAATTTATTTACTTCTTTTCTAAATTTTATTGCCTCTTCAATTTGAGCAGCAACAGCAGTAGCAGCAATAGAAAGAGCAAAACCTCCCCCTGGTGCTAATGCTCCACCAATCGCACCTGCACCTGCACCCATAGCTGCACTAAGACCACCAGCTCCAAATAAGAAAGGAAAACCACCACCAATCATGGCACTACCAGCACCACCTTTTAACCTGCCCATCGCACCCCCTGGCATGGCAAATGGCCCTGCTTGTGCGTTTTTACCAAAGCCCATTTTATTAAAGAAGGTAGGTGGAGCAGCAGGTCCAATCTGTCCACCTTTAATACCAAAGGCAACATCTTGAAAAGCTGCCCTTGTTGCTTGTTGACTCAAAATAGTTGCTGTCTTTGTAGTTTGTTTTACGTTTGCTTTCACACCAGCAGCAATCTTGTCAGCAGCTTGACTAAAAGCAACAAAACCTGATTGAGCACCAACTCCAGGATTTACAGGAATAGCTTTTGTCCTAGCACCCCTAAAATCTTCTGCTGAAACTGCTCCACCTGCTTTCATGGTTTGGCGTAGTCTTAACTTGTTCAAAAGTTTTTCCTTCGCCATTAATTGATTATTATGTTCTTTCTCTACATTTACTAATGCTTTAGCTGCTCTGTTAAAACTAGCCGTGCCAACTGCTGCCCTATCTAATAATTTTCTAGCTCTAGTAAGTTGCTTATTAAAACTGTTTATAGATACTGGTAATACTTTATTTTGTTCTCTAGCTTCTTTATTAAATTCTCGTATTTTATCTGTTGCTTTTACTAATTCCCTACGAAGCTCAATTAATTTATTAGAATTTTTAAGAGCTATATTCAGATTTACGTCATAACCTGCTGCCACTTTTCTATCTGAATAATAAAATTATTTCTATTCTACCTTCTTCTACCTTTTAAAGCACTATTTCTTTGTGCTTGTTCTTGTTGTTTTTTATATTCATCATTTTCAATCTCTGCATAAGCAGCCCAACCCATCATCTCTTCGATAGTAAGAGTTTCACATAATTCAGCTACAGTTTTATGTAACTGCTTTGCTAAACCATATATGAACTGCCAATCTTTATTTGCTTTTCAAATCGGCTTTAGCCTCTTTAACCTCCTTATCAGTTCCCACTGTAATCATCGCTATTTCTATTTCTTCAAGAATAGATGCTGAAACTTCTCTTCTTAATGAAGCCTTATCTCCATCTTGAAAAAGTCTTACACCATCTTTATCTAATGCTTTTTCAATCATCATCTGCAAAGCATAATCATTAGTATCGTCTGTGCCTGTTTTCTTAGAGATAGCTTCTCTCTCTGCAATAGTCAAAGGGTGCCAATAAACACTTAATTGAACTTCTCCATCTTTTATTACATCATGTTTGTAAAGTTGAGAAACTCCAAATTTGTTCCTTAAAAGGTCAACTGCTCTAGTCATAAAATAAGTACTGCTACTTTATTATACTAGGCATTGGCTGAAAATTGGCAAGATATTATCCCAACGAAATGACTTCTATCTTCGATTTCAAGCATTGTAGGACCATTTATATCCTGTACTCTTGGTTTTACACTAAAAGTATCTGTATATCCCGAAGCATTTACAGAAGTTAAACCATCAATCACTGCCTCTGCTATCTCTGATAACTGACTTGTACCCCTACTTTTTGGGACGTAGATATTACATTGAATAACACCAGAATAAAAATCTGAAGATGCACCTTGATTTTGAATCGTAGCTTGATTGTAATTTATTAACATAACTACATATTTTTTAGTTTTACCTGATTTTGTAAAAGTAACATTGTCGTAAACCATATCAACAGTTGGATCTACGTCCGCAACTGCATCTGTTACTGCTTTTTCAAATGCTGCTCTTGAATTAACTAAAGTCATCAATACTCCTTAAGGTTAATTTCAGAATAACCTACACCTCCTTTAGAAGATCCAAAACCTTGCATCTGTCTTGATGCTACAAATAATTTACCTTTCTTCTCTGTCATTGTTTCTCTAATAATTTTACCTAAACGTCCTTGTATAAAATTCTGAATTTTGCCCCCTTCCAAAGCATAAGCAGCATATTTAACAGTATTTCCAATATAAACAGGTCTTTTTATATTATATTGCTTACTTATTTCATGTCTTTTTTGAATTTTAGGATTATGTGAAAAAGGTCTATTCTGAAAGAAAGCAGCAGATTCTTCTCTTTTCATACTAGCCCAAGGTTGATGATCTAAAATATTATCTGTTGCAGGAATAGCCTTTGTATCAACCTTCCAACTAGATGCGAAGAATCCTGTTCTTACAGGACTATGAGTTTTTGTAGATAAACTATTATATGCTTTTCTAATAACAGTATTGAAGTCTCGATTCATCTGAGCTTCAATTTCACCAACTGGATCGCTTTTTGATAAATCTTTATTAGCCATCAGAAACGTACCAAAATTGTAAATAAATAAAC